ATTAGTACCTACAAATAATGCACTTGCACTAAATTCAGCATACCCACTATTTACTACTGGAAGTGTGGAACCTGAGACTGTTATTAATGTTTCAACTCCTGCACTTGTTCTTTTATAAACCTCAAAATAAAACTCTGCATCTCCTGTACCTGATAACTTATGAATATTACCAATTGTGGTCATGTTAAATACTCCTGGATTACCTACTATTAATCCTGGTGCAGATACTAAAGCAGCAATAAATTGATTTGAAGCTACTATTGTACCTGTTGGTATATTGACAGCAACAGTATTAAAAGAAGGGTCTGTGATACTTGAGACTAATTTATAATATCCCGGAACTGTACTAATTACATTTGTAGGGTATAAAATTAAATTTGCAGGTAGATCTTCTAAAGAGATAAAATGACTAACTCCATTGTCTCCATCATTTATTAATTGAGAAGTATTGGTTATTGCAGCAGGGATAGTAGGCTTGTTTAATATTTGAGCAATGCCACTTGTAGCATTCCAATCACTATTAACTTGTGCTGCTGGAATATTTGGCTTATTTAAAATTTGAGCAACTCCTGAAGTAGCATTCCAATCAGCATTTATTTGTGCAGTTATATCAGATAAGAAAGCTACTACACCATCCATGTCTCTCCAATTCCAAGTTCTGTTATCTGTAATAGCAGAAAAATCAAAAATAGGGTTGTGGTGTCCATTTTTAAAATGAACTAATCCATTATCAGAAGATTGGAAAAGAACAGGGGTATCAAGACCTCCCCCTCTAATATAAGCATAACTTATAGTAGGAGCTGCAGGATCTGAATATAAAGAAATGTAACCATAACTTCCAAAAGTTCCATCACCATTGTCTACATCAGATTGCCATAAACCAAGTATACCTATATTAGCATCTCTTTGAGATATGTTACCTTCTTGTAAAGTTTCATCTAAATTAAAAGGTGCCACAACAGGAGTCAATTCTTGGTCTAATAAATAACCAGCACCTAAGTCTAACCAATAGGTTACATTAGTAGGGACAATGCCATCATTATCATGTAGAGCTTGATATACATGCCCATTGTAAAACACTCTTGTACCTGTAAGATATGGGTTTCCTGTGCCTGCTGTATGGTAAGGACTCCATATAGTGGCTACCATGTCTTGAGGCATACTTGTAGGAATGTCAGAAAGATAAGCAATAATCCCTGAAGCATTTTGAAATGTTGCAGTTCTGTTACCAGTTGCATTTGGTACATTTATATTGTACTCATATATACCTGTTTTAAAAGCTATAGCATTAGCTCTTATACTAGCCATAATTACTCCTGTCTTACTTTGAAACCATATTCTAGCTTTATCAGCATAGATTCTGGCAAAACCATAAGGACCACTGTAGTTATCCCAAAGACCAACACTTTCTACATTTACTTGTTTATCTGCAGCAGTATCTCCTTCAGTTAGAACAGACTCTAAATCTTGAGCCAAAGGTATAGCAGCACTCAAGTCATTAAGAGTTGCAAAAGGACTAGAACCATCTTCTCCATCATTAACAAAGTCTGAAGTATTAGTAGGTTTGTTTCTAATAAAAGCTCTACCTGTAGTGGCATTCCAATTAGATTGCTCTTCTAGTAACAAGTGACCTTCTCCTAAGTCTGTCCAATAACAATCATTAGTAGGGGGATAAGTATTATCATCAATAAGACTTTCATATACATGACCATTAAGCCATACAAAACAACCTAAGATATATGGATTACCTGTTGCCACAGAATGATTTGGAGACCACTCAGTAGCTTCCAAAGGGCAGTCTGCATCACTTTTCTTCATAAGACACTTAATTTGCTCTAATAGCCAATTAATGTCTTTTCTTATTTTTTGTAGTTCTAACATGGTCTATATATTATACAACATTAGTAGTAGGGTGAGATGTCCATTGATTAAACCCTATCTTAGTATAGACAAGATTTAAGTTTGGACAATGTAATGTATATCCATTAGGGACATACTCATAAGCAGCATGTAGATAAGCTAAGGTATGAGGTGTTGTAGTAACATCTTCTTGGTCTATTACTATATCAAAACCATAGTTAACTAAGTCTTTACTATTGATTCTATAAACAATACCATTGATACCTTCAGTAAACCAAAAAGGATAAGGTCCTCCTTTGTTTTCTAAGTAACCTAGGAAAGTAAATCTATAAGTTTGTCCTGGATAAACACTTAACTCAGATTCTTCTCCACCTCTACCTACAATTCTTAAGCAAGAGTTACCCACTGTATCTCCAACAACTGTGAATTGCCCTGTTTCTCCAAACTCACTAAGAGTTGAAAATACTACAACTTCATCTCCTACAGAAGGGTTACTAGGTAATACAACTCCTCCTCCTTCAGTAATGATGTTTACATCATTAAAAGTATAAGGTAAAATTACAAAAGGGTCTATAGCATCAACACTTCCCCAAGTTTTAAGAACTGGAGGGTCACAAGGTACACAAGGGTCTCCTGGAGGCCCCATAATGTTTCCAACATAATTCCACTCTCCTTCTGCACTATACACATAAACATCTCCTGTCAAAGTATCTAAATAGTAATCTAAATAGTTTCCAACAGATATAGGAGCACCTGTTCCTGAAGTCCAAACACTTCCTGCAAGTCCTGCAAGTCCAGGGACACCTTGTATACCTGGGTTACCTTGTGGCCCCTGAGGTCCTAAAGGGCCTAAAGGACCTGCTATTCCCTGAATACCTTGAATACCTTGTTTACTGTAATTCCAAGATATAGTATACTCTTTACCTGTTACTATAGTTCCATTACCTGATATAGGTATTAGGTTTAATACTAAATAACTGCCAACTGCAGGTATTCCTGCATTAGTCAATCCAGTAAGATTATAAGTACCAAATTTACTATTGTCAAGACTATCTGTTATTTGAACTTGTACAAAAGAAGTTGGAGAAGATTTACTTGCAATATTTAATAACCAAGCTGGTACACTTATACCATGACTTTCTTTTACAGAAAGAATAGCAGTAGTTAAAACAGCAAGAGAAGTGGTATTAAAATTAAATGTATTAGGATTTGCACCTCCAGAAATATTTGTTATCCCTGCTATCCATCTTAAAGAGTTAGCACCATCAATACCTTTTGCACCTGCAGTACCAGTAAGACCTTGAGGTCCAGCTGGCCCTATAGCACCTTGAGAAGCAAGTAAAGCAAAACAAGGGTTATGATCAGGAGTCATGCAAGGACATTCTTCTCCGGAAGGAGTAATAGTTATTGCAGGATGAGGAGTTAATAATTGAGTAGCACAAAAATTATCAGGACCTTGTCCTACATCTGAACTTTGAGTAAGTCCATTACAATCTATATAAGTATAATTTGCTCCTTCAGGTCCTGTAGCAGTGTAGTTTATACAAGGAATTGAGTCACTAGTTTCACAAGTAACATAATAAGAAGCACCATTGTACCCTACTGCATCATTATGTTGATATACATTACAAGGTACAAACTGCCCTTGCCAAATTAATCCAGCAGGTCCTACAGGCCCAGGAGGTCCTTGAGGTCCTTGATTACCATCTAGTCCAGGTTCTCCCTGAAGACCAGGGGGTCCTTGAAATTGATTTGAATTACAGCAAAATAATTTGTGTAATATTTGTTCTAGCTTTACTAATCTTTCTTCCATGATTCCTATATTAATATTGTTTGCTTACCTGTTTCTTGGACTTCATTCCAATAATAGGAACTAGCTCTATTTGTATCTACATTCAAAACTTTATTATAAGGTAACTCATAATGGTAACTACCTTTAAAGAATAAATCTGTGTCTGTAGGGGAAACTCCTGCATTATGAAGTATCCAATTCCTATCTACTGAAGATATATGATCTGTACTCCAACCAAAATTAAGTCTAGGATCCACTTTTGTTTCATAGCCTTTTAACCAAATGTTCCAAAGAACAGACCACATTCCTGCTGTCCATTTTTGAATTGGAAAATCTCCTTCATACTTTTTGATGTGGAGATGTTCAGTATGACAAAAGTAAGAATAAAGTTTGACACTATCACTCTCTACCTTGTCCCAAAATTCAAAAGATTCTCCAATAGTTATATATTGAGCTCCTCCTGAATTACTATTCATTAGTTTAGGTATCAACTTATCTATACCTACAATCTCACACATATCCTCATAAATCTGACTACCTTTTTGTTGTATGTAATCATAGTTGATGTATGAGTTAGTATCACTTAAGTACCAAATGTTACCCGGCATTGCCCAATCAACTTGAGGGGGCCTTGTAAAAATTACATCACTATCATGAAGAAATAACCTTTGACCTATTAAGTCTGGGTTTGCTTTCATGTGGTTACTCATAAGATTAAAATAGATAGAGGGTATATAACCTTTATCTACTCTAGTGTCATTATAGAAAAAGAACCTAACTGTATTATAATGATTTTGTAGTTTTCTCCATTCTTCAGGGACTACATCATTATCTATTGCACAAAGGATGTCAATCTTATTGGGGTTGACACCTTGCTTTTTAAAATTATTTATTACCACTTCTACTTGCCAAGTATAAAAACTAGAAGCAGGTTGAGCACATATATATCTCATTAAGGTATATTGATAGTTAAACAGTTTAAAGGCTGAGAACTAATAATATGGCCTGTTGCATCTATTTGAAAAGTCCCTTCTAAACCTGGAGTTAAATTAATATAATCTGTAATAACATAATACAAAGTTGGATTACCTACAAAAGGAGTTCCATTAGAGTTATAAACTATATTACCTACTACATAAACTTGACCTGCTGTTCCTGCTCCACCTACACTTCCTCCATTATTTGTATAATTGTTACAAGCTAATTGAGCTGTAGTATACCCTTGAGTTATAACAGATAATGCTGTACCTTGAGGTATAGGAGAAACTGTAGTAGTTGTAGAACTAGTTGTTGTTGAAGTAGTAGGAGCAACTGTAGTTGTACTAACTATTGGTGTTACAGTTGTTGTAATTGTAGGTGCCACTGTAGTAGTTGGAGCAACTGTAGTGGTAGGTGTTGCAGTAGTTGTACTTACTCCTACAATAGGTAAAGTAATGACATCAATACAAACTCCTGTTGACCTTACTTGGATGCTTGTAGTACCTGTTGGCACCAATAC